AGTAAGAGTGCATGTTTACCCAACACCAGATTCTAGTAATGCAGCAAAATTTATTCACTTCTTTTATTTAAAAAGAATACAAGATGTAGATTCAACATACACAGATGCTACAGACGTACCTTTTAGATTTGTACCTTGTATGGTTTCTGGTCTAGCTTTTTATTTAGCACAAAAATTTAATCCACAATTAGTACAGCAAACAAAATTATTATATGAAGATGAATTAGCTAGAGCTTTAGCAGAAGACGGTTCTGCATCAAGCACTCACATAACACCAAAAGTTTATTACCCAGGAGCATAATGGCAAAAACAGCATCAGGAAAACACGCTAAAGCAATTTCAGATAGATCCGGTATGGAATTTCCATATAATGAAATGATTGCAGAATGGAATGGATCTTTTGTGCATGTATCTGAGTTTGAACCAAAACAACCACAACTAGAACCTAAATCACGTGGAGGAGATGGGATAGCTTTACCTGGCCAGATTAGACCAGATAGAAAAGAATTTGCAACCCCAACAGCTTTAATAGATGATCCTTTTTTAACTTCTACATCTTTAACTTCGGTTTTAGTAAGCACTTCAAAAGATAGTAAAGGAATTGATACTAACCCTTTTCAAACAAGTGATGCTATTAGATTTACAAAAGTAAAATCTTCTTCAGGTAATGTTGTCCCAAGTATTTTTGAATTAGAAACTACATTAAATGAAACTTTAAGTGCTACAGATACTACTATAACTTTATCTGATGCTACTAACTTTCCAACTAGCGGATTTATTGTAATTGAAAAAGTTTTAACTTCTAGTGATACATCAAATACCTTATTACAAGGAACTATTGCAGATGAAACAATACAATATACAGGTAAATCTGGTAATAATTTAACAGGTTGTACAAGAGGAACAGCAGCACCTATTGAAGGAGCTACACCAAATGTTACAACAGCAAGAGCACATAATTCAGGTGCAAAAGTTTTTGGATCGTATATAATAACAAGAACAACAAGTTCGGTTACAAATAATGGAATATCTATATCTTATAGTTTTTCTTTTAGTTTTAGCTTAGCTTCATCGGCAACAACAGGCGGAACAGGTGGAGGCGATTTTGTTTTCGCAGGACCTGTAAACCAAAGAGGATAATATGGCAGGAATAAGTTATTCAGATTTAGTTACAAAAATTAGAAGTTATTCAGAAGTAGATTCTAATGTGTTGACAACAGCTGTTTTAGAAAACATTATATTAAATGCTCAGTACAGAATTATGAGAGATGTTCCTATTGATGCAGATAGAAAAATAGCTCAAGATAATTTAGTGGCAAACCAAGAACATGCAAATGTACCAGCAGGGGCTTTATTTATAAGAGCTGTTCAAGTTGCTGATTCTACAGCAGCTTTTAATAATCCAATATTTTTAGAAAAAAGAGATGTAACGTTCTTAGATGAATTCAATGGTGCACGTGTTACAGGAAGACCTAAATATTATGCTATGAAAGGTGGAGCAACAGGTAATACAAATACAACTTCAGGAGCAATATTACTATCTCCAATACCAAATGCTACATACGTATTTAAATTTCATTACAATGCTATGCCCGCTACTTTAGAATCTAGTAATACAACAAATTTTATAAGTATAAATTTTCCAAACGGTTTATTGTATGCTTGTTTAGTAGAGACATATGGATTTTTAAAAGGACCAGCAGATATGCTACAATTTTATGATGGTAAATATAAGGAAGAAATACAAAAATTTGCTAATGAACAAGTTGGAAGACGAAGAAGAGACGATTACACAGACGGCACAGTAAGAATACCTGTTGCTTCTGCTAACCCTTAATCAGGGTATTCGTATGTTGCAACTTAGCCACATACGATATATAAAAACAAAATAGGAAATTTATGGCATCGACATTTACAACACTCGGTATAGAACTAATGGCAACTGGCGAAAATGCCGGTACATGGGGAACAAAGACTAATACCAATTTAAGCATGGTTCAATCAGCTATTGCTGGTTACGTAGAAAAATCTATTGCAGGCGGTGCAGCAACTACAACTTTAACTATTGAAGATGGGGATAACACTGAATCTACATCGGTTGCTAGACAAGCAGTTATAAAATTAACTGGAACAATATCAGGTAATCAAATTGTAACCGTTCCAGATTCTGTAGAAAAATTATATATAGTTGTTAATGGTACATCTGGAGGACACACAGTACAATTTAAAACAGCTTCAGGGTCAGGTATAACTTTCTCTACAACAGATAAAGGAACAAAATTTTTCTTTTCTGACGGTACAAATATAAACGAAATTGTTTCAACAGTTGTTCCAGCAGATACTATTACAATTGGAGATGCAGCATCATCTTTTGCAACATCCGCTGGTGCAGTATTAATTGATTCACAAGCAAGTACAGCTACAGTTGACGGACACACAGGTGTTACAATTCAATCAACTAGTTCTGGAAACATAACTTTAGATTCTGTTGCAGATATAGTTTTAGACGCTGCAGGAAATGATTGGAGTTTTAAAGCAGGTGGTACAGAAGTTTTAAAAATTACTAATTCATCAAGTGATGTAATTATTAAACCTATTGTCGATGCTAAAGATATTATTTTTCAACAAAGAGATGGAACAGAAGTTGCAAGAATCGAAGACAACGCAACCTTTAATGTTTCATCGGCAGGTAAATTTGCGTATGCTGGTGTAGCAGTTACATCAACAGCGGCAGAATTAAATTTAGTAGATGGTATTACAGCAGGAACTGTTTCAGCTTCATTAGCAGTTATAGCAGATTCAAATAAAGATATTACAGGTTTTAGAAATTTAACTACAACAGGTAATGCAATTGTAGGTGGAGACCTTACAATATCTGGTGATGATCTTACCATGGCAACAAACACTGCCGGTCATTTATTAATTGCAGACGGAACAAATTTTAATCCTGTTGCAGTTACAAGTTTAACAGCAATTTCAACTATTGCAGCGGATGATACTTTTTTAGCAGTTGATACTTCAGGTGGTGGTCTTAAAAAAGTTGCAAGATCCGTTGTTGTAGCTGGGTTAGCAACTTCAGCAGCCTTAACAGAAATAGTTCAAGATACTTCTCCTCAATTAGGTGGTAACTTAGATACTAACTCACAAAATATTTTAATAGATGATGCACACTTTATTGGTGATGAAAGTGGTAATGAACAAATTATATTTCAAACAACAGGTTCAGCAGTAAACCAATTTGATGTTACAAACGCTGCATCAGGAAGTGGACCACAATTATCAGCAACTGGTAGTGACTCTAATATTGATTTAAATATATTACCTAAAGGTACAGGACACGTAACTGTTGTAGGTAATACTAATTCAGGTACCATTCAATTTAATTGTGAATCTAATTCACATGGTCAAATAATTAGAGCTCAACCTCATTCAGCTAGTGCAACAAACATTATGTTACTACCTGAAGGTGCTGACTCTACATTAGTATCTTTAGTTTCAACTGATACTTTAACAAACAAAACTTTAACTTCACCAAAAATAAATGAAAATGTAGCAGTAACTTCTACTGCAACAGAATTAAATTTTAATGACGGAGTAACTCTTGGTACTGCAATTGCTTCTAAAACAGTTACAACAGATTCTAATAAAGATACGACAGGGTTTAGAAATATAACATTAAGTGGTGAACTAGATGCAGCAACAGGTGATTTTTCTGGAGTTGTTGACGTTGCGGGTGCAACTACAACTGCTGCCATAACTGCTAGTGGTATCATAAAAACAGATGATGGTACTGATGCAACTTCTACAACTGATGGCTCATTACAAACTGACGGTGGATTATCTGTAGCTAAAGATACAATAATAGGTAATGACCTTAAATTATTATCGGACTCAGCAGTTCTTGTTTTTGGCGCTGGTTCAGATGCTACGTTAACACATACAAATGATGTTGGTCTTACATTAAATTCTACAAATAAATTAATGTTTAATGACGCTAGTCAATTTATTCAAGGTGCTAGTGCAACAGTATTAGATATTGCAGCAACAGATGAAATAGAACTTACAGCTACTTTAATTGATGTAGTTGGAGCATTAACTATTTCAGGTATAACTTCTTTCCCAGATGGATCAGCAGGTGCTCCTTCAATAACAAATACAGGAGATGTAAACACAGGTCTATTATTTAGTGCTGCTGATACAATGTCTTTTACAGCTGGTGGAACTGCACAATTTACAATGGCAGATGGATTAATTGCACCGGTCACAGATAATGATGTAGACTTAGGAACAAATTCTTTACAATTTAAAAACGTACATGTAAACGGTACAACGTTTACTGATGCATTAGGTTTTGGTACAGTAGTAATGACATTACCAACTGCTGATGGTGATGCAAATCAAATTTTAACAACAGATGGTTCTGGCACATTAGCTTTTGTAGATAACTCTGGTGGTACTGATTGGCAAGCTGTTAAAACAGGAAACTTTACAGCTTCAGCTGGACAAGGTATTTTTGCAAATACAACGTCAGATGCTTTTACAGTTACACTTCCTGCAGGATCTATTGGAGATGAAGTTTCAATTATAGATTACGCAGGTACATTTGATTCTAATGCTTTAACCGTTGCTGCTAATGGTTCAGAAAAAATTAACGCATCTACAGACGATTTAACAA